ATCCACCAATGGTAAAATCTGTAGTTGCATCACAGGTGGTAAACTTGCCGGTTGTGTGTGAGGATGCACCAATTGCAGTACCGTCAATTGCACCAGCATCAATATCAACCTTGCTCAGATTAACTTCACCAGTACCATTAGGCGTGATGTCTATATTGCCATTTACACCGTCTATAATCGTAACTGTTCCTGAATTGGTCCCTGCATTTGTGTCCAGTACCAAATCCTGTGTGCCTGAAGAAGTAATCTTGCCAGCAGCAGCTCCGCTACCAATTACAACCTCACCAGTTCCATTATTAACCAGGTTGATGTTCCCATTGGCTGCATCTACAATAGTAATATATGAGCTGTTAGTTCCACTGTTGGTACTTACAGTTATATCGTGCGCACCTGAAGAAGTTACCACACCAGCTGCGCTTCCACTTCCAACCAGAATTTTCCCAGTTCCATTTGGTATAAATTTTATATCTCCATTGGCTGCATCTACAATTGCAATGCTTGAGCTGTTGGTTCCAGAGTTTGTGTCTAAAATTAAATCGTATGCACCATTGGAAGTAAGTTTGCCGGTTGCAGATCCATTGCCTATCACAACATGACCGGTTCCATGTGGCTTGAGATTGATCGCATAGTTTGATGCACTGGTTGCAACATTGATTACTGCTCCAGCGTATGATGTATTTGTGGTAAGTATGGTCCCTGTCTCAGCTGGAACAGTCACAGTTCCACTGGAACCTGAAGCCAGGGTGCTTGCAGCAACAGTGATGTAATCTGTATCTGCAACATTATCATCACTGAATTTATACAGAAGCAGATCTGCATGGGCCATTTTCCCAAAGTCAGTATTGCCTGAGTCACAGAAAAAGTTGTATGATTTTGCGCCATCCACAAAAGTTGCTCCAGCATCAGTTCCGGTCATACCGTCTATTGATCCAGCTCCGGCATTCACGGTACTTCCAGTGGTAATCTGGACTGCAGTGCCTGCACCATTTCGCCAGTATAAATTCCCGCCAGACTGATATACTGAATAGCTGGTTGTGGCAGCTGTAACTGTAGAGAAAATGAGATTTTTCAGTTCAGTTGCACTGTTATCGTTAAACTCAACATCTGCATTTACATTAATTGCTGCAGGCGTTATTCTGATGCCTTTATTTGTTGAGTGGTCATGGTCATCGACTGCATCAATGGATGTGTTTAAGTCAGTTGCCCATGTTGGACCTACTGTTACTCCAACTGCCGGTTTTGCCAGTGATGTGATGTTTGTTCCTGCTGTTGCCATAGTATTTTTTTAGAAAAAGAATAAATCTGCTGTTACAGTCCCGCCTGCTTTCAGGATTACTGTAGTTTCTGGAAAGTCATTTACTGTTGCCGATTCATAAATTACCTGGGCTGCATTCTGCTTTAAGATTATCCATCCTTCAGGTTTCTGCTCCAGGCCGTGATCTACAATTGTGTCTGCAGTTGTTATCTCCTGGTCCTGCACCCTGTTTCCACTTGCAAAAGGCAGCTGAAACAATGGATTAAGTGCAGTTGCAATATATCCTTGTACCTGGTCCGTTGAGGCATTTCCGGTACTGAGCTGAGTAAATGAAATTCTGCTCATGCAGTTGCTGTAGCCCAAAGACTATTATAATTGCTTACATCAGTCACAGTGGTTGGTTCTCCTAAATCCCTCATCTCTGAAACTGCAATAATTCTATCCTGGAGCTGCTGCTTTACTGCAAATAAGGCACTTACATCTGCTTCCTCTTTTATAAGGGCAGACATTGCAGTTGCAACAATTACATATTCATCCCATCCTGAGTAAAAGTCATACCTGGATTCAATTGATCCAAATACAGTTGGATCTGCAAGACCGGATGAATCCAGGTCAGTATTAACAGTTGCTGCTGCCACTGCAGTAACTGTTTGCAATACATTATAATCATCTGCCAGGAATCCAACTCCATCTAATAAATCACCTACCTGGAAAGTATTTGTGCCAATAGTCCACTGGGTAGTTGATCCTCGCCCAATGGCAGTTGTTGTAAATTCAAGAAATTTCCTGGGTGATGCAATATAGTAAATTGTGACAGTATCGTTACTGCTGGGTTTTGGATTGAAAACAATTGAATTACTTTGAATGTGGTAGCGCATATCGGATGCCACACTGTAGAGGCCACCAACATTGCGCTCACTAAAATTGTATCGTCTTAGGGGAACCTCACTACCACCGGTATTGAGGTCCACCCCTCGACTTTTGTAGAAATCTGTAGGAAGATCGTAGGTTGTTGTTCCGCTTACCAGGTTAATTGTACCGGACTTGAGGAAGTAATCTTCACTGTTTGCGCTCGTAACTACGAGATCATACAACTCTGCGTATCCTCGATTCAGCATCCTTCGCCACTCATCATCTGTGATGAATTGCGAATTTTCCATGTCAGCACGCTGCCTTGCCAAAAGGCGCAGCTCACTCAAACTTACAATATCAGTCATTTTTCTACCTAATAACTGTTATATATTCCATGAATAGCATCCAGGACAGCTTCACTGTCTCCACCTTTTACTGCAGAGATTAGTTCTTCTGCCATTTCATGCTGCTCATCAGAATATTCCTCCATTTCTTCTTCTTCGTATTCATCTTCATCATCCATCATATCATCTGGTTCAGAGTTCCTTTTACTCTTACCCTTTCCCAAAATAATCATGGCTGCATCTTTTCCTCCTTGCATCATATTAACCTCCTTATTTGGTCATATCAGTGTTTCGGAGAACTAAACAAAAATGGATACGGTTATTTGCGTTTGCTGCAATGTCAGCTGCACTTGCAGTTGTTATTACATTAATCACAACTGTTTTTGCTGATGCAACATCAATTGCTCCAAACTGGACCTTTGTATCTGCAACTGCATTCAAAGCTACGGAACACGTTGCTGATAAAATGCCTGGATACTTGTCAGCTAAAGTGACTGTGAAAATTCCCACACCACCTCTGGCGACTGTCCATCCTGCACCGGTATTATCTGCAGCAACTACTGCACTGGTGCCGTTTGGCTTAAATGATCCGCAAATAATTTTGACATGAGGATTAAGTGCCTGCATATCAAAAAATATTTTTTCTGCCATATTGCCCCCTTTCGTTTATGGTAAGGTTACAACACAATTCCGGCCTGGCCCAGTACACGCCAGTTGAGAATAAGAATGGACCCTTACTTCTATGCCGTCATCTGCAGACTGTCTCAGAACTCGGTTGCCATCCAGCTCTGTGAGTTGAACTACAGAACCAATAGACATTAAGGACCATGTACCCATTTCAAGCATATATGCTGTCCCACCAGGACAATCTTTATCCGGTACAATCGAGACAACACCGTGCGGAGCAAAAAATTCCAGAGAACGATAACCGGAAACGGAATCACTCTGTTTGACTTCCCGCTGAACCTGGGCATTCATGGCTTTTTCAATGCTGACGAAATCAGCAAATGAACAGAACATATAATCTGGCTTTCCTCCTTCTCGACTACACACTTAACCTTCGCTTAGACTCGCTATTTTCTAAACCGCCTTACGGCTGCTGCAGGTTCAACCCTGCAGAAGAGACTATTTCACCATCCCAGAGGGATGCAATGCGCTTCGGATCGCTTGATCCTACTCCCTTGCGGGATAGTCGTTGAACCTTCTCTTTCGAGCTTGGCTGCAGATTGCCCTTTCTGGGTTTCCCTGCAATTCACATTGTTTGCAATATCCATTGCTGGATAATGGCCCTGGTTTTTTAAGGCAGCACCTTCAATAAGTGCCTCCAAAATTGTTCCGCTGGAACCGTCATACCGTTGACCAGATAATCGGGTTATATCTGCAGTACGGTCCTGTCCAAAGAATGCAGTTGAAGACGGAGCCGTTGCTGGCAACCATCCTTCTAGCCCAGTGAGCGCACCGTCATAGTCCCCGCTCTGGTACAGATAGTCATTCTGCGCCACGCTAGACCAACCTGAGAGGTTGCCCGACATAGTAAGCTGGTTTGATGCACTCCCACGATTGACCGCATTTACAGTAAGTGTGCCTGTCCTAACAGATCCACCAGATTTAGTTCCAGAAACTTGCAGAACCATTCCAACTTCAAAGTTAAGTGAGTCCATGTCTGTGACCAAATCAAGTGCAGTTGTTGAAAAAGAAGAGTTATTAATTCTTCCAATTGCACCAGAACCGTCACGGTAAAGGTTTCTTGAAATTGAATCTCCTACTGAGCGCATGACCCCATCAATTTCGGTGGTCATAGCGTTACATTATGTTCATCCAGATTCGTTAATTCTGGACCGCAATTAAGCAGCTGTACATTCAACTGTACAGATCGGACTATATCTTCAACCACATGGGTTGCCTCGCG